CCATCTAATTCTGTATGTAAGAACGATGCGGCTTGGACAGGGAAAGATGGATGTTCAAGTAAGAGTGCGTGGTTCAGTTGTAAGAGTGGACAAGAAAGTGCTATGTATGCGTTGCTAAACAAAAACTACAGCACACTAAGCAAAATTGGCGGCGTTAAGCCAGACGACGATTTATGTACTGTAGCAGGTATGCTAGCAGTAGCTCACTTGCTAGGAGCAGGTGGCGCAAAAACTTGGCGCTTTAGTGCTAGCGGCAGTGACGCTAACGGTACTACAGGCGAAATGTACTTTAATATTGGACGTTATGCAATTGATGTGTTAAGTCCAAAAGCAACTGGCGGAACAGACACTGGCGGAGCCGCTGATGTAAACATCAACGAGGATGACGTGTTTACATGGACTAACCGCTCAGGCGATAAAGCACACTGGGCAATGACTACAACTGCATTTAAGAACGCGATGTTGCAAGCCGCAAACGACTATAAGAAAGCAACTGGACGTAAGATTATTGTTAGTAGTTCTGTTAGAACACAAGAAGAGCAAACAGCAATTTACACGGCTTGGAGTAATGCAGGCGGATCAATGCCTAACAACCCAACTGTAAACGTACCTGGATATGGTAACATAAGTCAACCAGTTAAAACTGTGGGAAATCACGGTAAGGGTATTGCAATGGATACGTCACAAGCAGGCGAACTAGAAAGCATGGGTATTTTAGCCAAATACGGCTTATGGCGCTTTAGTCCGCAGGGCGACCCGGTACACATTCAACCTAAGCAAATTTAAGGTTAAATACTATTATGAGAACACTATACAGAGGCTTTAGCACTTACAACCGATTTAAAAAGTTTCGTGTAACTGACTACGAGTTAGTTAAGCAGAACCTTATCAATCACTTTAACATTCGTAAGGGCGAAAAGCTAATGAATCCAAATTTTGGTACTATTATTTGGAACACTCTGTTTGAGCCTTTAACTGATGAAGTGCGTAAAATTATCACAGACGATGTTAAGAAAATAGCCGCATACGACCCTAGAGGTAGCATTGATAACATTACTATCACAGAAAAAGACTTTGGTATTCAAATTGAACTAGATTTAACCTACAGCGGCGACAATCAATCTAGCACACTAGTCCTAAATTTTGACAGAGACAGTCAAACAATCTCTAAAGGCACCATATAATAATAGCACTTTTTTACCTAAATAAATATACAATATAGGTAAAAAATATGGCTATCACAACCCGTCAAACTAGTTTACTAGTCCAACAAGATTGGACTAAAATCTATCAAACTTTCAAAGAAGCAGACTTCCAAAGCTACGACTTTGAAACCTTACGCAAGACAATGATTGATTACTTGCGTACTTACTACCCTGAAGATTTTAACGACTTTATTGAGTCTAGCGAATACATCGCTTTAATTGACCTTATTGCTTTCTTGGGTCAAAGCCTTGCATTCCGCACAGACTTAAACGCTCGCGAAAACTTTATTGATACAGCTGAACGCCGTGATAGCATCCTTAAGCTGGCTCGTTTAATTAGTTACAATCCTAAGCGTAATTTACCTGCAAGTGGGTACTTAAAAATTGACAGCGTAAGTACTACAGAATCCGTTACAGATAGCAACGGTACAGATTTAAGCAACTTGTTAATTGGCTGGAACGATACTACCAACGACAACTGGCAAGAACAGTTTAACACAGTTCTAAATGCTGGTTTAATTAACAGTCAAGTCATTGGCCGCCCAGGCAACAGCCAAATGATCAATAATATTCAAACAGACGAATACACCGTTAGTATTATTCCTGGTGTTATTCCTACCTATCGCTTCAACGCTACAGTTGAGGGTAATGATACTACATTTGAAATTGTTAGCGGTACTAGCGTAAATCAAACTTACATTTACGAAGATGAGCCACGTCCACGCGGCAAGTTTAACATTTTATATCGTAATGATAACTTAGGTAACTCTAGTAACAACACTGGTTACTTTGTTTACTTTAAACAAGGTTCATTAAACACAATGGACTTTAATTTAACAGAGAGCTTGCCAAACCGTACAGTTAACGTAAACTTTGAAAACATTAACAACAGCGACACGTGGCTTTACGGTGTAAACACCAATGGCGGTGCATCTACACCTTGGACAAACGTACCTGCGGTGTCTGGTGTTAATATTGCGTACACACAAACAACAGCACGTAACTTATACCAAATCAATACTCGTAGCAACGATCAAATTGACTTAGTATTTGGCGACGGTGCGTTTGCAAATATTCCACAAGGACGTTTCCGTTTCTTCTATCGTCAGAGCAATGGCTTGACATACAAGATTACTCCAGATGAAATTCAATCTATCAGCGTACCTATCAGCTATGTAAGCCGTACGGGTCGTGCAGAAACATTAACCTTGCGTGTTAGCTTGTATTATACTGTAGCCAATGCCACAGCACGTGAAGGCATTGAAGAAATTCGTGCCAAAGCACCACAACAGTATTACACACAAAACCGTATGATCACCGGTGAGGATTACAACATCCTTCCTTATACAGCATTTAGTACAGTTCTAAAAACCAAAGCAGTTAACCGTACAAGTTCGGGTGTTAGCCGTTTCTTAGACGTACTAGACGTAACAGGCAAGTATTCAAGTACAAACATTTTTGCTCAAGACGGGTATTTGTACAAAGACGAGTCTATTAAAGAAGTATCATTCTCTTATCAAACAACTAACGAAGCTTATAAGGCTTTGTACAATATTGTACGTCCGTTGGTTGGAACAAAGAGTATGCAACACTTCTTCTATGCTTACGCTACTCGCTTTACAATGTCCGGCGTTACTTGGAATCGTGCTACACTATTAACTAACGCCAGTCAAGGCGGCTTGGTGAATACATCCAATGTTGCCCAACAAGTTGGTACAGGTGCAGGTGGCAACTTACAATATGTTAATGAAGGTGCGTTAATTAGATTTATTGCACCAACAGGACAATACTTTAACGGGCAAGGCGTTATTAAAACAGGAACACCAACTTATGAAGGTGACCGCCAGTATATCTACGCTTGCGTTGACTATATTGACAGCACTAGAAAAGTTCTTACACTAAATCAACAGGTGCCAACAGGTGCAATACTAGATCAAATCATTCCTGCATTTGCAAACGACTTAGTGAACTCTGTTATTCAAGCTATGTTAGCTCAAGTACAAGTTTACAAGAACTTTGGCTTGCGTTATAGTACTGGTCGCAAAGCAGATGGTACTGCTGAACTAAACGGACCGGGTTGGTATTTAATTAATGCTCGAGACCTAGGTGGCGATACATTTAGCTTTAGCCATGCAGGCGACACCAGTGGTACTGGGTTAGACTCTAGCTGGTTGATTAAGTTGGTTTACGATGGTACACAGTACATTGTAAGCTACCGCGGTCTTGACTATACGTTTGAAAGTTTAATTGAAACTAAATTCTACTTTGACGAACGTGTTAAGGTGTTTGACAGCAAAACAGGCCAAACATTAAACGACCAAATTAAAGTTTTACAAATTAACAATGCTCCAGACAGCTCACAGCCAATTGGACAAGATTTAACATGGTTTGTTTACAAGAACATTGTTGAAGCAGACGGTTTTGAAAACAACAATCGTATCTTAGTTACTTTCCCTGACAGTAACAGCGACGGTATCCCTGATAATCCTGACTTGTTTGAATTGATTGTTGACTCAACGGTTAACCCAATTCAAAAACTAGTATTCTTTAAGACATACACAGGCGAAGACAGTTTCTTGCGTTATGTTGCTGTGGATAAGAGCACGATTGTTACCGATTACAGTACACAAAACGAAATCTTGTTGAACCACTCAAGTTATCTAACTGGTCAATTGTTTTATGCTTCTGCAGAACAAAAGTTCTACCAGTTAGGCGTAACAACTGCTGGTGCTTATATTGCAACAGAGTTAACTAATTATATTGCTAAAACAGGACGTCAAGGATTGAAGTTCCAGTATCGTCACAACAGTCCTAACCAACGTCGTATTGACCCAAGTCCTAACAACATTATGGACTTGTATATCTTGACCAAGCAATATGCCACAGATTACATGGCATGGATTCGCGATACAAGCAATACACTAACAGAACCTACTGCACCAACTAACGAAGAATTGAAAGTTGAGTTTAGTGCGTTAGAGAACTACAAAACACTAAGCGATACTATCATTTACAATAGCTCTCGCTTTAAACCAATCTTTGGTTCTAAAGCCAATAATGCTTTACGTGCCAAGTTTAAAGTAGTTAAGAACCCTAACATTATTATTAGTGATAACGATGTTAAGACTTCTGTAATCTCTGCAATTAATAATTACTTTGATATTAATAATTGGGACTTTGGTGAGACTTTCTATTTCTCAGAATTAAGTGCATACCTACACAATACATTAACACCTAACATCGCATCTGTTATTATCGTGCCAAGTGACACTACAGTTCAGTTTGGTAACCTATACCAAATCAATGCACAACCTGATGAAATTATTGTAAGTGCCGCAACTGTTAATGACGTCGAAATTATCAGTGCAATTACCGCAAGTCAAATTAACCAAAGTTTGGCTGGATTAAATACTAATACGTAACCTGGAAGTTACCTTGAATGGCTGCTATTAAGACATTAGATTTTTTACCCGACCTATTCCGCACCGACACAAACAAAAAGTTTTTAGGTGCTACATTAGATCAACTTATTTCTGAACCAGACTTCAGAAAGATCAACGGGTATGTGGGACGCCGCTTTGCTCCTACGTTTAAAGCCGGCGATAACTATATTCCAGAACCGAACAATGACAGACAAAATTATCAATTGGAATCTAGTGTGGTTGTTGAAGACCGTGCTAACAATTCTGTTGAACACTTTTCTGGCTATATTGACTTAATACAAAAACTAGGCTACTACGGTGGCTTAACTAACAACCACAGCCGTTTGTTTAGCGAAGAAAGCTACAGCTACGATGGCTTGTTTGATTTTGATAAGTTTGTAAACTTTAACGACTACTATTGGTTGCCGAATGGTCCAGATGCAGTTGAAGTGTTTGCTGGCACAGTTGATAACCAAGCAACTTATACAGTTTCAAGAAACATTGCCGCTAAAGGATATAACTTTAGTGGATCTGCACTAGAAGCAAATCCTGTTATTACGCTAGCACGTGGTGGTGTTTACCAATTTGTTGTTAATCAACCCGGCAACCCTTTCTGGATTCAAGCAGAGCCTGGCGTGTCTGGTACTAAGGCACACCAACCTAACAT